CTAAATATTGCCTACTTCAATTAATAATAATAATACAAATAGTCTTGGGGCTGACTCAAATAGTCCTTCTGGCGGTGCTTATAGTGTCTCAAAAGCACCTGAACAGATATCAACACAAAATGTACATTTTGTCGATGGAGACACACCATGGTCTTACGACATATCATCATCATCAGATGCCACTACTCAACTCGCAGGATTTAGCGATGCAGAACTCGGTTCCTTCCTCGGTCGTCCTATTAAAATCAAGGAGTTTCAATGGATTCCGGAAAGTTCTCGGTTGTTTGAGTTTTTTAATCCGTGGACTGAGTTTTTCAGTAATGCTGATGTTTTACAGAAAATAAATAGGTATCGTAACCTACGTTGTAATCTCAGAATGAAGATGCTTATTAATGGTAATTCTTTTTACTATGGACGAGCTTTAGTCTCTTATAATCCATATCTTACCAGAGATCAAGTAACTCTCAACCGTGCGTTTTTTGAACAAGATTTGGTTGGGGCTTCTCAGAAGCCTCATTTTATGCTTGATCCTACAACGTCACAAGGTGGTGAAATGTTGTTGCCTTTCCTATGGCCTGAGAATTTCCTTGATATTACTCAGAGTAACTGGACTCAAGATATGGGTCAAGTTACTATCCATGATTTTGACATTTTGCGTCATGCCAATGGTGGTACAGATCCCATCACAGTTACAGTTTTTGTCTGGGCCGAAGATGTTGTTCTGTCCGTTCCTACAACTGTCCAGGCTCAATCCGGTACAGCAGATAGAAAATTGGATGATTTTGGATTCCCCACTTATGTTGAACAAACAGGTGGGAAGAAGAAAAAAGGTCCTACAAAGAAGGTAAATAATACTAGTACAAATGATGAATTTGTGAAAGATGGGTTAATAAGCAAACCTGCTTCTGCAGTTGCCAATGCAGCTAATGCTCTTTCTATGATTCCAGTCATTGCGCCTTATGCAAAGGCTACCGCTATGGTTGCTACTCGCATTGGCCAAGTGGCTAAGCTTTTTGGTTATTCTCGTCCACAAGTACTTGACGATACTAAAACGTTTGTTCCTAGGTATATGGGTAATTTGTCTAACACTGATACTGCTGAGCCTCTTATCAAGTTGTCTACTGATTCTAAGAATGAGCTTACTATTGATACGAGAGTTATGGGGCTTGGTGGAGAGGATGAACTTGCTATTTCAGCAATTGCTCAACGACCTTCCTTTTGGCGACAATTTGATTGGCCAGAATCTGCCACTACTGACACTCTTTTAGCGTCTATGATGGTTACTCCTACATTAATTAGGACACTTTCATCAACTCCCGCCACTGAAATTCATCCTACTGCTCTTGCTTTTGCATCGAATCCTTTTGAAGCATGGCAAGGTTCAATTAAATTTAGATTTAATGTTGTTTGTTCCGAGTACCATAGAGGACGTTTGAGAATTGTTTACAATCCACGTTCTAATAACACTGGGCCTGTCGCCTATAACCAAGTATATTCTACTACCATTGATATTTCAGAGGATAGAGATTTTGAATACGAGGTTAAGTGGGCTGACGTTAGGGCTTGGAATTATGTGCTTAGACCAGACGATGCCCCTTCGTATCCTACTTTCAGCACAGAATCTGGTGTTTCTGCTGGTACTCTGTATGATAACGGTAGTCTTAGTGTCTATGTTGTCAATGAACTTGCAACTCCAAGCACTTACGATGCTGCAGTTAAAGTACAAGTATGGGTTAGTGGCGGTGAAGACATCGCCTTCGCTGTTCCATCTGTAGACGGTTTAAAAAGTATCTCTTATTTTCGACCGCAAAGTGGCATTGCTCCATATGTTGCACAGTCAGAGCAAGCACCTGATGCGCTCGCTACGAGTGTTGACGAATCTAATGCTCCTGATTGCTCCAACGAGATTCAAACTTTCGGATCTAATGCGGATTTAGTCAAAGATGATAATCAGTACCTTGTATATCAGGGTGAAAGGATAGTGAGTTTTCGTGATTTGTTGCGAAGATATCACTACCATTCATCTTATTGGCCTGCTGACATCGGCACAGGCTTTCGAATGGTTGCGATTGATCTTACAGACTTTCCGTATTACAGAGGATGGGATCCATCTGCTGATGATCGCGCTATACCAAGCATTGGAGGAACTGCTCCATACAATTTTTGTAATACAA